CTGATTAGTTTGCTCGGAGTTTTGAAACTCTACAAATTGATTTAGTGTAATATCAAGTAATGTTGTTGGTATGTTTATCTTCATACCAATATAACGACAAAAAAGCGTTTTGATTTTATCTAAAGTCGGAAGCTGTCTTTTGAGTTTTTATTCCTATTGTTTCCATTTCATGATAACGAACTGCATCCATGGCGTGGTTAAACATATCTATTGGCTTATTTGTTTGGCTTCCTGTACGTTTGTCTTTATCCCAACTATATTTTCTAAATTCATTTATAAGATTAACAGAGGACTTTGTAATAAGATAATCCTGCTCCTGCATTATTTGAATACCAAAGTTAATACTATCAGCACCCTTTTTAACACCGGTTGCGTTTAATCCTAACCGCCTTAATTCTGCTATTGATTTAGGCTCGGCACTATCACAATAGCAAGGTAAACGATTTGTAATATACTTTGATATTTGAGCGTTTGATAATTGTGTTTGGTAACATATCTCGTTTAATATTCTTTGATTATTCCATTTATAAACTTCTATAATTGCAGTTGGATCATTTGTGTATCCAAAGTCAATTCCTGTGCCTAATAACTTTGCATCATTTGGAATAGTATCTATTTGTTTCCAATTATTAAAGATAACACCCTCCAGGCTTCCTATCTGACCAAGACCGTAAACATTCCACCAATTAGCCCAATAAGAAGAAGTTAAGGCTTTATCTTTTGCACGTTCTATTTCGCTTACTATGGCCTTATCTAAAGCCTCATTATCTTTATATGTAAGTATTACAAAATCGGAATTTTTATCGCTTAAAAGCTCTGTGTGTACCCAAAACTCATTTGTTGGATTGTAGTCTAAATAAATAAACTTTTTAGTTCTTATTGATAGTTGCTGATAGCTTTCAAAGGTTACATTGTTGCACTCGTTTATAAATAAAATATCACGCCTCGCACCTCGAAGTTTGTCAGGCATATCGGCAGAAAAAAACTCAATATAACTTCCGTTACTAAAATTATAAATTAGGTTTGATTTATTCCAATTATCGTCTTTGAAATTACCGACCCAATTCATTATTTTAATAAAGTCTTTGATTGCACCACGCCTTAAATGCGGTATGCTTTCAGCTACTATTGATATCTCGCTGTTGGGAGTTTGAATAGCATATTGAATAAGCAAAGGAATAATGCTAAAGGTCTTTGATGAAGATGTGCCACCTTGAACAATACGCACCCGCTTTTTAAGATTGCTTATTTTATTCTGCGCTGTCGTTTTGGTCAACATCTAAATCGATTGTTTTAAATATTGGTTTCTCAACTTCTTCAACTGCATTGTGAGTCATAGATAGTTTGCGCAGCTCTTCAGGAGTTGAAATTAATTTCATCAATCCCATTTGCAAAGTTGGATTGTCAGATTGATACCACTTGGATCGCATTGATGTTTTAATTTGAGTTTTGTTAATTGAAATTAACTCTTTTAATGTATCCAATTCATCCGACTTATTAGGAAAAAAATCATAAAAAGTAGAACGACTGCAAGGCAAAAAGTCAGGCACTTCATCCATAAAAAACAATTTATGTTTTACTACCATTTCCTTTGCCTGTTCAAATATTTTAATTCTGTCGTATGCCATTTTAATTTAATTTGAGCGTGATAGTGGAATTGCACCCTTTCTTTTGGCTGGATTGCCAAACGCATTACTGTATATGCTAATCACGCAGTTGTTATATTTGCCTTTCGGCTATTGTTATTTTTTCGCCTTTATACATTCCTGCTCCCATCTCATCAATTTTGCTAAATGGTAATATTGGAACTGTAATTTGACAACTTTTGTCTATTAAGTAAATATATCGAAGTTGATAGCCATTTAAATATTCACTTCCTTTTGGAATATTAGCTTTGCCATTTTGTTTTAATATATGCGCACCTTTAGTAAATGTCATTTTTGCTCTTATCTCACCATTTTCAAGTTTTAAAATTCCAGTATTTTTTTTTATATCTGTTAGTAAAAAGCCACTTGCACGATAAATAGTACCATCACCACATTGCGTTCCATCTGAATAAGATAAAATCCATTTTATCTGTGGTGCATTTTTTTTAAGCAATTTAACGCTAATTGAAAAACATCTACTTTCTGAATATTTTGGTAAATAATTATCAAAAGCCATTCTATTTAACTCTAACATTTCATTCCAACCAGTATTACTAATTAACGGAAGTGCTTTGTTTTTCATCATTGGACTTCCATAACTCATAACACCGTGCAATTTATCATCAAGAAAACAACCAAAGTGCAAAGTTGAGTTTGGCACTACCTTACCGCTATAATGATGTTTCTTTACGAACTCATTTGCAATCTTGCTCGGTATTACTTTTACTATTATTTCCTTTGCTCTGCCCATTGCATTATAATTAAATATAAAGCGTTTCCGTTACTGTTTTCGTTTCCTAATGTTTCACAGTATTTATATTCTTCAGTTTCTTTAATATCTGCTATTGCATTTTTAATCTGCTCCGCTTGTTCATCTGCTAAAGTAAAAGTCATTTGTTGAAATGGTGTTTTGTCTCCATCAGGTAAACTGAAATCATCGCCTAACTCATCTGCATCAATATCAAAACCAGGCAAATCCAACCCCCAAGCTTCCAATTCTTGACTATCCCATTCATTCGCTAATACTTCCCAATCCCACTCGCCACCGCTTGTATTGTCTTTGATTAAAAACTCTCTTTGCTGATCTTCAGTTAGGTCAGTTACAATAATAGGTATTTCTTTTAATCCGGCTTCTTTACATGCCTTATATCGCATATTGCCACCGAGTATAATCATATCCTTATTAACTACAATAGGCCTGATGTTAAGCATTTCAGGAAAGTCTTTTATAGACTGAACTAACTTTTTAAACTTATCGTCTTTAATTAAACGAGGATTGTTTGGGTTAAGTTTAACATTCTGTATTTTTTCTAATATCATAAAAGCTTCTTTAATTTCTTAATAAACGACTTCCAAACGCCAGGACAATTAGTGCAAGGATCAAATGGCTTCACTCGGTAGCATCTAAAATAAATGCTTGAGATTTTATGTTGCATCTCTTTGTTTAATTCTGTTGGATTGGATGCAAACAACGTGGTTAAATATTCTCTTTCGTCATCTTCTAAATCCAATGCTCCAATCGGGAAAAGATTATTAAGCTTTTCTTTTCTTTTAGTGCAGTCATCACATGGCTCAATTCCTACTGCTTCGGTTATGGATGCAATTATATCTCCCGCTCCTGTAATTTTTTTACGTCTTCCCATAGTTGTTCTTTTGTTTTTTTAACCGTTTTCTGAATTACTAAAAGATTTATACCGGTTTGTCGAGATAATTCTCGTTGGCTCATCTCCTGGGTTGTTACTTTTAAAAGTTCACGTTCAAAAAAAGGTAATTGTTTGACTTTTTTTAGTGTTATTTCTTTTATTTCGTCTAATTCAAAATCGTAAGTATCAGCAAAGGTATTACAATTATCAATTAGTTCAACTGTTTTTGTTTTTTTATCTTTTAATCTGTCAAGCCAAATGGACTTAATTGCAAAGTAAATATAAAAATCATTGACCTTTTTATCGTAGTTAGCAAATTTTAGATACATATCCTGGACAATATCGTCAGCGGTATCATGGCTTTTACAAATGTGAAATGCCATTTTCCGCCAATCCTTATCCCGCTTTGCTAATTCTTCAAGCATTTAGTTCTTATCCATTAAGTTTCTAATCGCAATATTTTTTTTAACCTCATCGTATAGTTCACCATTGAACTCCAATATAAAATCAGTTCCTTTTATAACCAAGCACATTGTCTCGCTGTCAATCACATAACAACCATTGACATCAGAGATAACGAAATCGAAATTTCTATATTCCTGATCATCTTCAGTTTGAATTAAAACCCTTGGCTGCTTCATAAAAACAAAGATATATAAAAAATAATTAGAAAAATGTTTGGTAGTTAATTATAAATAACTATATTTGCATATAATTAATCACTAAAAAATCAAAAATTATGAAAACTATTCAAAAAAACAGTATTTTAAAAGCAACTTCAATATGTGATTCAAACTGTGTTTGGTTTGCTAAAGTAATAGAGCGTAAAGGAAATTTTATTGTAGCTTTAATTGACAATCAAATTGTACGTAAAAAAGTAAACGTATTTAATGGAGAAGAGTACGTTTATTTATTAGGTAAATATTCAATGGCGCCAATTTTTAAAATCAATAATTAATATGTGTTTTTTTCCTAATAGATTTATGGGTAGAGGAATACCTACTTATAATATGCCAAAAACAATACCTAAAAAAAATAAAATGCAATCATATAAAATAACATTAACATCAGAATTAGAAGAAAAAACAGACTTAGAAATTAATGAATTTTTAAATAATATAAAAGAAACTTTTGAAAAAGTAACAATTATATCAATAGAAAATTTACAAATGAGATATGATAAATATCATAAATATACTTATAGAGTTAAATTTTATCACGATTTATATTTAAAATTTTAAAATGAAAACATTATGAAAACATTTTTATCAAAACAGAAGTACCAAGTTTACGCAGTAGCATTTATTGCAGTATATTTTTTAACCCGATTTTTATATTAATCATTATGAGTATCAGAGCAAAACAAAAGTTTTATAACAAAGCCAAAAGTTTAGGAATAGACATGGCAAATGTGAACTACGATTTAGTAGATTTATCACAACCACAGAAACACAAAAGCAGTTTTAAGAAACGTGCTGCTGAAATAAAAGAAATGTATAACTATCGCTTTCCTGTTTATGTAGAGCCTCGGAGTTTTGATTTCGGATTGTTTAATATTGAATTTACAAGAAAATGACACCAAAAGAAAAAGCCTTTGAATTATACAAAATGTATAATAATATAATAATAGACGAAGTAATTGAGATGAAAATTACATATTTACTTATGACTAATAAAATGGCTAAAAAAGCAGCATTAATAGCAGTTGATGAGATATTAGAAGTTGTTAAGTTTTATGAAGAAAAAAAAGGAAGGCTTTTAATTGATAACATAAGAATAATGTATTGGCAAGAAGTTAAACAAGAAATAGAAAAGTTATGACACCACAAGAAAAAAAAGAATTAGACTTTGTCTTAAAGACAGCTACAAAATGCGCTATTGGAATAGCAGTATTATTTTTTGGATTACTAATTTTAACATCTATACTATGAAAAAATTAATATTAGAATCGATAAAAGATTTTTGTAATGAAAATTACAATTGGTTTGATTACTATATCAACTCCAAAGGCTTTGAAATTTACGATAATGATTTTAATGTTATTGCTGTTGTAGATTTTGAGGTTGAGGTTGAGGTGTATCGTAAGCCATGCACCGGCAATTATTTTAATCCACCCGAAACAGGTGAATGTGATTTTATACTTTACGAAATAACTCTGCATGAAGTTTACAATTCAAAAGGACAATTATTGCCAAATTATAAATTGAAACTACAAAACGAATTGGATAACGTAAAAGGTAAAATAATATGACAGCAGTAGAATGGTATATTGAAAATGTTAAATCAATAGAAATAGAATACCTTGATGATAAAATAACAACAACGGAACTTGATGTTATAATAGATAATTT